CGGCGCTACGTTGATGGCTGTACTGACCCGAGCGAACCAGAAGCGCCCTTCGTGGGACAGAAACCTTATTCTTGAAGACAGGGCTATGTTGACGAGAATGACCAAAGATACGGGCATTGTCGTTGAGCATTGGCAATGTAGAAAAACATCGGGCTATAAAGTGTGTGAGATTGGCCACACTGGTTGCTTGTATTTGCATGGCGACGCGGGTGCAGGTGATTACGGTGGCTGGCTTAGTATGAAAGACTTTTTGAGATACGCAAAAGATAGCTTGGAAAATTATCCAGCACAAAACAAAGGAGAGTGAAATTGGCAGATTTATTAAGCAAAAGTACTAACGGATAAGTTCAGCGGTGAGCGTAGCGAATCCGCTGGAAAGTATGGTTAGGAAAGGAATACCAAGACAATGAGCAGACTAGCGCACGTGGATTTAAGTAAAGCTAGCCACATTGAACAGCCTTTCAGTTTGGATGAAATATTAGGCAAAATAGAGTCGAATGACTACAGCGAAGAATTGATGTTGCAGCACTTATTACTTTATATTTCAAAGCGGGAAAATCATGCACATTCATAACGATAAACTTATGAGCAAGTGGCTTGGAGAAACGTTGCAAGAAATGGCAGAAATGGAAATGGCAACAACAGAAACCCGTTGCCAACACTGCGGGTATCTCAACCGCTATTGTCACCCGGTCGTTGCGAGAAAAAGCGATATTGAATTGTTTGAAAGCATGATGCTCTCGGCGTTTGAAGTCATGGATAGGTACGGAATTACAGCAAACTTGCTGGCAGATATTCGCGCACAATGTTTAATTGCAATGGCAAACAAAAACGCTGCAAAGGAATAAGTCAATGAAAGACTACAGCGAAGACGTACTCAAAATACAAGAAGCTGGCAGAAAATTGCCGGAGCTAATAATGAAAGACAAAAACGCTGCATTGTTGTTTTTAGCGCAAACAATCATATCAGCACAACAAATAATCGAATACTTGAATGAGCCAGCAAACGAATGAACGAGCCGAGACCTTTGAGCGCTTCTGCTGCGCCGTCGAGAATTTTCAGCATGGGGAAAGAGATAAAGTCGCAGACTATTTGCGATACATTGAATATCTGCATGGACGAAACATTGCCGAACGCGTCAAAACCAGTGTTCTTGCCTGTGCAAAATCACCCGGATGGCTTAGAGATGTTGAAAAGCTGCGCGTTAAGCCCAAAAGAACGTGAGCTAATGCAGATATTTGGCAGGCTTCCATTTTCTTTTGAGTGTGACTGGGATAAAAGACTTGAACCTGCTGCGTAAGTGTGTAGAATAAAACAATGGACACAATAAAACCCAAAGGCAGGCCGCGCACTATTGAAGATGCCAAGCGCGTCAACATTTATATCTCAAAAAAAGCGCATGAGAAAGCGAAGAAGATAGGCGGAGGTAATTTTTCCGTGGGTGTGACAAAACTGATCGATGAGTATGATCGTCGGACTTGACCCGGGCACAAATACGGGCGTTGCTATATTTGAAGATGGAAAGCTAACAAAGCTAACCACTTGGACACCAATACAGCTAATAACTTTACTTCCTAGCCTTTCAGTCAAAAGCGTCATATTCGAGGATTCGCGCCTAACTTCGCCCGTATGGAGCCGGGGCACTAGCCAAGCCGCCAGAATGAAGATTGCCCGGAATGTCGGCCAGGTTGACGCTATATGCAACCTAATATGCGCTTTATGCGAAGAAATGAAAATAAACGCTCACGGAATAAGCCCTAAGCATAAAGGGCGCAAGCTGGACGCTGAGACTTTTAACAAGCTGACTGGCTGGGACAAAAAGAGCAACCAACACGAAAGAGACGCAGCAATGTGCGTTTTCTCACATGGTGGAATAAATAGGCTTGCATAGTCTGATTAAGTGTGTATAATTCTCTACATCGACTAACGATACCAGGAGAATGAAAATGATGACAAGAGCCGAAGCAGTAAAAGCATTATCCGAAGCAATCAAGTCTTACAGCGGCGAAACTGGACCGGGCAAGTGGTCTGTCGAAGAAAGCGCCAATAGCAATAGAGCGGCTGTAGGCTTGGTGTACACGGTGGAAGTACAAGACGATGCCTATCCAAGCCCACACGTCGATATAAAAGACTCAAGCGATGTTTTGGAAAAATTCGGCGGCAATCAGATACTAAAAGACGCCGGACTTGATTATTTCGATGGCATTTCAGATAGCTATGTCGATAAATTCGGAGATAGCATGTACTGCGAAATGTCACTTATTGAAGTGTCAGACGAAGCGGAATGATTAGTGGGGCGCAAGCCCCTACAGGAGAATGAAAAATGAGCATCACTGTAAAAAACAACAGTTTTATTTTTGACGCAGATTCTCAGCTAAATGAAGCCATAAAAGTGGCGCAAGAATTGTTCGGAGACAGGTTTTCTTTAATCGGTTTTGGAGACAACATTTTCAAATGTGTACAAGAGGGTGAAAGCGTGAACTGCGTGAACTGTTCTATATCATCTTTGCCTGACTTGCTCGAATGGTGGGATAACGATTGGAACATCAATCATTTCAAATAATTGCAACCCAGCAATAAAGTTTTTTAATAATAAAAACAGTGGCGCAAGCCCCTACAGGAGAATGAAAATGACCATAATCATTTTAGAAACCAAAGCAATAGACCTAAGCTGGGACGAGTTTGTAAACGTTGCGGGGTGGGCATGGACATACTAGAACTGGCGCGTGAGGCTGGCTTTGAACAAAACTCGCTTGGTATGACGTACACGAGTGGGGCTCTGCCTGATTTGCTTGAACGCTTTTACCATGCCGCCTACGCTGCTGGCGTTGCTGCTGAAAAAGCACGATGCGCGGCGCTTTGTAGCGAAGTTGCTGCTGGTAGAGACGCTGAGGCTATTGAGGAAGCCATACTTGCGAGGGGTGAAAAATGAACAGAGACGACTTAGTTAAGCAATTAGAGCGAGCAGAGCAAAGGCAGGCGGCTACTAGAGGGCATCACATTTCTATTTTTTCTCCCGCAACAGAGGCAGTATTCAGAGCAAGCGAAGCACTTCAAATTTGGGATATGGCCTACGCTGCTGGATTTACTAATCGAGATTACTTACTTGCCGCCCTTAAAAAACTGAGAAACGAATCTCACACGATTCAGGGCGCAAGCGACGACTACAAACAAGGGCGCGAGATGGGTATTCAGTTATGTATTAACGAATTGACTAGGGGTAAGGAATGATTAGCACAATCAAGCCGCTTACATACGGCGAATGCAGTGACAATGAAATGTATATACAGGAAGTAGATAACCCGGACATTCAGGTGGCCTATGTATTGAATTACGGCGATTCTAATAAAACCTTGGCGCTTGCTCAATTATTTGCTGCTTCGATTGACGTGACCGAAGCGCTAGAAGCAATTATGCGCTATCCGAAAATCCGTGAATACGTAGGGTCTGAATTGGCCAATAAAGCCGATGCCGCCATTGAAAAAGCAAGGGGTGAGAGATGAACAAACATACACCGAAGCCGTGGGCTGTACATCCTATGGCTACTATGGCAGTACATCAGCCTGAGTTGGAGTGTTGGATTCCCCAGAGCAAAGCAGACGTTTGCCTAATCGCAGCCGCGCCTGATTTGCTGGACGCGCTGGAGGATTTATTAAAAGTGACTGGTATTCATGGTGTTTATGCAGAAAAAGCCCGAGCCGCCATTGCTAAAGCAAGGGGTGAAAAATGAAAAAACTTACGCCAGCTGTTGTACTTGCTTGCTTTGCAGCGTTTTATTTTGTAATGGTTTTTCTGTTTACTGAGCTAAAAGACCAAATACCAAGTATAAAGCTACTAACTTTTTTCCATTTTGGAGGTTGAAGATGACTAAAGAAGAAAAGATTGTTGACGCAGTGCGACAAATGCAAAAAGGTTGCCCACTAAAAGACTTTCTGACTGATGCTGAAATTGAAGAAGCTGTATCAATGCTTGCGGACGTTTTAGTGTGTACTGGTGTGCGATTAGTAGAGGATGAAAATGACTGACCGTGAACTATTAGAGCAAGCGCTAGAGGCGTTGGAAGAGTTTTGTGATCATCAGACCATGCTGCGTCCTATTGAGAAGCGAGACGCACTCCGCGAACGACTAGCGCAGCCAGAGCAGGAGCCAGTGGCGTGGGTTGCTTATGAGAACGGCGAGAAACACGGCATTGATTTTGATGAAGACGAGATCGCAGATTTGCCGGTCGGCACGATGCTTTACACCGCCCCACCAGAGCAGGAGCCGGAAGGCCGTCGTCGGTGGTGCATGACGTACAACGGGCACCAAGATGGGTGCCCCGAAGCGCCCCAGCGCCAAGCACAGCCAGAGCGCGAATGGCAAGGGTTATTCTTTGATGCAGTATATGAAGCATGGCATTCAGCAGGCATGGACGTACTTGGGGGTGACTGGAACACATTTGCCTCAACACTAGAAGCCAAACTAAAGGAAAAAAACACGTGAAAAATATTGTCTCTGCAACAATAAGTCAAGCGGGAAATGTTAGGTAAAATAGCAAAAATTAGGAAAAATAAACACTAAAACGCATGGGGTTGTGCCAGCAGGCGGCACTTTAATCGAAGGCCACGACGAGACCCCATCCGTGTTAGTGAATTGTCCGGAACAGGAGCCACGAAAGTAGCCTGGAAAAATTATGGCCTGGATTTACAGGTGAACCCTGTCGACGGATAGGGCTACGGACATCCGGGGTAATAAGCCCCACCTTATACAGCTTTATACAGCCTTATATTTTGATATATAAAAATTAGGAGCGCACAAATGATTTTGAGCGAATTTGTTTTAACGCACACAAAAGGACGTAGCCCGATAGATTGGGTGTATTTTGCCGATGTGAGCGTAACAACCACAACGGGCGTGCTGTGGTGGAAAAAGAAGCACGTTGAGCGCCGCAAGATCGCACGTAAATACGTGGGATCTTGGCACTTTGTAGACAACGGGGAATACTGCCCCGGCTTCCAAGCGGAGGTGCTGGAAAGAAGCTATAAGGCACGCGAGAGATTGGCTGACGACTAGCATGGACAAGCCAATACTTTACAAAGGCCATGAATGGCGGGGAAGAAGCGGGACGGGCTACGTTTGCGATGAATGCGGCGCTATATGCGAAAAGGCAGAGGAAATGACACTAACCGAATGCAGGCCAAGATTAGCGCCAGTTGAGTGGTTTGGGGCGCATTTACAAATACGCTGGAGCAACACGGACGACCCAGAATGGCCGCTTGAAGTAGTTTACAAACTTTTCAAACAGGGCGAGACTAAAGAACTGGATAAGTTACTTGCAAAAGAAAGTTACCCAAAACTAGCCCCATGCCGGACAATAACGGGGAAAAAGTACGCACAAATTCCGGGGGTATGGAAAGAGCGAATAAAAGCCGACGCAGAAACAATGGCGCTGCCTGTTTATGTTGTTGACATTGATGGCGACCTCATAAAGTGGAATGGTTAAGTGTTGCAAAAACCGCATAATTGTGTAGAATAAATCTATCTATAGTAAAAAATGGATAGAAAATGACTACTAAGCCGAAAACCGGACTTGGTCGGCCTAAAGGAACACCTAAGACCGGAGGAAGATCCGCCGGTACACCAAACAAAGCCACAAGGGAATTTAGGGAAACCATCAACAAGCTGCTAGAGGGCAATGCAGATAATGTGGCCAAGTGGCTGGCAATAGTGGCAGAGGGCGACTTGGAAAGAGAAATCAAGCCAGACCCTGGCAAAGCCTTAGATTTACTCGCAAAGCTGGCTGAGTTTGCCGCGCCTAAGTTGGCACGAACTGAGCATGTTGGGGATAATGGTGGAGCTCTGACGGTAGTAATCAAACGATTTTCTGATGACTAAAATCGTATTGCCAAACAACTGGGAGCCGCGCAGTTATCAAAAGAAAGCTTGGAAATACTTAGAACGCGGTGGACGGCATGCTGAATTAATTTGGCACAGGCGGTCAGGCAAAGACGAAATAGCTTTGCACCGCGCCGCTTGCGCTGCTTTTGAGAGAGTGGCAGGTTATTGGCACATGCTCCCGGAATACTCTCAAGCACGTAAAGCTATTTGGGATGCTGTAAACCCGCACACTGGCAAAAAGCGAATAGATGAGGCTTTTCCGGTTGAGCTACGAAAAACGACCCGAAATCAGGAAATGATGATCGAGTTCAAAAACGGCTCAACGTGGCAAGTGGTAGGAAGCGATAGTTACAATAGTCTTGTCGGCGCTACTCCAGCCGGGATTGTGTATTCAGAGTGGGCGCTTGCTAATCCAAACTCAAGAGCGCATTTTCGCCCGATTCTTGCAGAAAATAAAGGCTGGCAGATATTTATTACAACGCCACGCGGCAAAAATCACGCATACAAGACATTCCAGGCGGCAAGAAACAATCCGGAAGCTTATGCAGAAATTTTAGACGTTGAGCAAACAAAAGTCTTGACGTTAGAAGAAATAGCGAAAGAGAAAAAAGCATTTATTGACGAGTTTGGCGAGGATTACGGATTATCTAAGTTTGACCAAGAATATATGTGCAGCTTTACTGCGTCAAACATTGGCGCAATACTAGCGGCTGGAATATCAAAGCTGGAAAAACAGGGTCGGATAGGTTCACATGTTGAATTTGACCCAGATGGCGCTGATTTTTATATCAGTGCGGACATAGGCAGAAAAGACACATCGACTTGGTATTTCTGGCAGCCAACAATCGGCGGTTATACGATTTTTGACTATGACTGCGGGTTTGGTTTAGACGCTGACCAGTGGTGTGATCGCCTCGAAGAAAAAATAATCCAATACAGGAAAAAGAATGGCATTCGTGCGCTTGGTAAAATATGGCTCCCGCATGACGCAAAGGCAAAAACATTCGCAGCAAAATACAGCGCGGTTGAAATATTCATACAAAAGTTTGGCGCGAACAAAATTGACATAACCCCTGATAGCAAAAAATCAGACAGAGTAAACGCCGCCCGCAGGATTGTTCAAAGATGTGAATTTTCCGACAAATGTGAAAAAGGGCTAGAAGGTTTAAGCGCTTGGAGTTATATATGGGACGAGGAAAGACGCATATTTTCAAGCGACCCAGACCACAATTGGGCATCACATGATGGCGACGGATTCAGTTACGGATGCCTGATTGCGGAGCAAATTAAACCAAAAGAACCCGAAAAACCCGCAAAATTCAACATAAGAGCACAAAACGGTGTCATAATTACGGCACCTTTAGACGAATTATGGCGAGACGTTAAACGCCATCAGGAAAGATACTAATGTCTATATTTACAGTATCAGCTACCGAAGTAGTGCAATTAGGAACTGGCGCTATTCAGCCGACAGACACATTTCAGAACGGTGTGCTTTTATCTGGTGATTTGAACAGGGCTATTGCTACAGGTGGTGATGAGTACGCTAACGGTCTTTTAATGACTGACGCTGGACAGATTCGATACTTTGATGCAACTGCCGGACTTCCTGTAAATGTGGTGTGGTCTAACGGACTTCCTAGAGCCAATGATGGCGCTTTGTGTGTCTCGACAGGCGCATTGGCGACATATTCAAACGGCACTCCAATGGTTGCAAACGGCGCGGTAAGAGTGAGCATAGTCCCATGATATTTGTGCAAGCGCACCCACAAGCCAGGCCGCCAGCCATTGATAAAATTGGCGCGGTTCAATATGTCATGTGGCACCCTGTTAATTGTGACGGCAAAACAGCATATTTTCTATTTCCCAATGGCGCAGAGTTAAAAACTAGCGCAACACCCGAAAGACTGGTGGCCGTTGCGGAAAGCCCAGAGGAGGCTTGGTCAAGAATTGTGACCGACGGTGCGCTTCTCGAAAAATACGGAATACCGACATGAACCCCGTTGATGCAAGCACAAAATGGCTGGCTGAGTTAAAACTTGCCAAGCGCGAAGATGAAAAATTCATTGAGCGTGGCGACAAGATAATCAGGCGTTATCGTGACGACCGCAAAAACTTCACGACATACGGTAAGCGATTCAATATATTGTGGTCAAACATTCAGACCATGATGCCCGCCTTGTACGGGAAAACCCCTAGAGCCGAAGTATCCAGACGCTGGAAGGATTCTGACCCTATTGGACGCACTGCCTCGGTGATTATAGAACGTTGCTTGCAATATGAGATTGACAAAGGCGACTTTGACGCTTCGATGAGGTTGGCGATACTTGACCGACTGTTACCCGGACGCGGTACGGTGTGGGTGCGTTTCGAGGAAAAAGAACTAGCCCAGCCTGTTGACGCTTTGCCCGGTGTGGAAGGTGGCGAGGCGCAAGTTATGCTAAACGCACCCTACAAATACGAATGCACCCCGGTTGATTATGTTTTCTGGAAAGATGTGAGATATTCACCGGCAAGATGTTGGGATGAAGTGACATGGATCGCCCGTCGGGTGTACATGAGCCAAGAGGATGGCATTAAGCGATTTGGCGAGGATTTTAAGCAAGTTCCATTAACTCACGAGCCTGTTGGCCTTGATGAGATGGAAAAGATGGGCGTTGAAGACCTAGACGACATGAAAAAAGCAGTCGTTTGGGAAATATGGAGCAAGACGACAAAACAAGTCTTCTGGGTGTCTGAAGGACACTCTAAGACGCTTGACATTAAAGACGACCCACTCGGTTTAGATAATTTCTGGCCTTGCCCCAAACCTTTATTTTCTACCCAAACCACTGAAACCTTAGTACCCATACCCGATTACAGCCTTTATCAAGATCAAGCCGAAGAAATAGACATGCTAACCAACCGGATAGCAATGTTAGTCGAAGCGGTTAAGGTCGTGGGTGTCTATGACGCAAGCCAGCAGGATGTACAAAGGATGCTTTCCGAGAATGTGAATAACCAGCTAATACCTGTGGATACTTGGGCAGCTTTTGCCGAAAAGGGCGGGCTAAAGGGTGTCGTGGACTTCATGCCGCTCGATTCTGTCCTTCAAGCTTTAAGAGAATGCTATGCAGCCAGAGAGCAAGCGAAGCAGGTGGTGTATGAGATTACTGGACTGTCTGACATCATTCGCGGTGCAACGATAGCTTCGGAAACCGCAGCCGCGCAACAGATAAAAAGCCAATACGCTTCATTGAGAATAAAACCAAGACAAACCGAAGTGGCGCAGTTTGCTACCGAAGTGCTGAGAATCAAAGCTCAGATAATGTGCGATTTTTACGCGCCACAGACGCTTGTAGAAATGTCTGGAATCATGGGGACAATGGACGCTCAATACGCTGAGCAAGCCATTATGTTGCTCAAGTCTGAGCCAGCTAGAGGTTTCAGGATTGAGGTTGCATCAGATTCACTGGTTGAGATGGACGAAGCCAGCGAAAAACAAAGCCGGATTGAGTTTCTAGGCGCGGTGGGGCAGTTCATGGACAGAGCCTTACCCGTAACCCAACAAGTGCCAGAACTCGCCCCGCTTATGGGTGAAATGCTGATGTTTGGCGTTCGAGCATTCAAGGGTGGCAGAATGATGGAATCTGCTTTTGATGAAGCCTTGGCAAAACTTAACGCACCGAAACCGCCTGAACAGCCGCAACCTGACCCGGAGCAGATGAAAGCCGAAGCCATGATGCAGGTTGAACAGGGCAAGATGCAGCTAGAACAGGCAAAAATACAAACTCAGGGGCAGATTGAGCAGTTTAAGGCGCAACAGGCTAAAGAACTGGAGCAGATGCGCCAAGAATACGAATCGGCTAGAGAACAGTTAAGACAGGAAGCCGAGACGCAACGCTTGCAAATGAAAGCCCAGATTGAGGCAGAAACTAAGCTACAAATTGCCGAAATGCAAAAAGAGGATAAAGAAGAAGAAACTGACGAGCCAGAAATCAATTTGCTAGAAAACATCAGAGACATGATGAGCCAGATGGCCGAGACTTTGGGGAATACTATAAGCATGACGCGGGATGAAATTATACAAATGAGCAATACCCCAAAAAAAACGCGGCTAATACGAGACAACAATGGAAAAGTTAAAGAAGTTGAAATAAATGGAATCGTTCGACCAATAATTCGTGACCAATTTGGAAATATTGAGAGTATTTGAAAGGGATATAAATGGCAACATTTAATAAATTTAACGCATGGCCTGAAAACATGGTAGAAGTGGCCAATCTAGGCACTGACCAGTTTGTCATTGCTTTGACTAATACAGCTCCAAGTGCAACAAATAGCGTACTTGCTGACATTACGCAAATAAGCTACACAAACCTGTCTAGCCGAAATGTTACAACGACAAGTTCCTCGCAGACAGGCGGCACTTACACACTGGTGCTACAGGATTTGGTGTTGACGGCTTCTGGTTCTGTTGGACCTTTTCGTTATGTGGTGTTGTTTGATGACACGCCAACTTCACCCGCCGACCCGTTGGCTGGTTGGTGGGATTATGGCTCAAGCATAACTATGGCAAACGGCGAGACATTTACCGTTGACTTCACTGGCGCTGCTATTACCCTATCGTAGGTATCAATATGACAACTTTGGCTCAAAAAGTCGCAGAATTTCCAGCATCCACGCCGGACTGGGAAATTGCTGCGGTATTGAATGCGCCCGACCCTGCTCTGCCAATGAAGCTGACTTCTAGGCACATTGGCGCTGGAACAATTATTGAAACGATGGGGCTTGGCGCTGTTGGCGGTGGTGTTTTCATTTCAAAGTTGCGTGGATGGGCAGCAAACCCAGAGACAATTCCTGAGCAATTATCTAACAATGTTAAAGACATTGCAGAAATACTTCCTGTTATTGACCGTGGTGATTTAGAAATGTCAAACAACTCAGTGCGCACAATGATTGACACGCTTGCTGCGCTCGGACACATAACGCAAGCGCAAGCAACGGCGTTAAAAGCGCTTGCGAATGATGTTAATCAGTCATGGGCAGAGGCGAATGGTGTGGAAGTAACCCCACGCACGGTAGGGCTGGCAAGAGGAGCGGTATAACATGGCAATAGCTAAATGGGCTGTCCCAAGTACGCGGTCGAGTAACTTTGCAGGCACTACGCTCAATTCTCTGGCCAATGGCAGCGAAAGTGCGGTTGTTACCTATGACAATTCAACAAGTCGCGATCTGTACGGCGTTGTGACCATAAAGCTGGGCAGCATTACACCTAGCACTGGCGGATCTATCACGCTTCGCGCCACCCTGAATGACGGCACTGATACGGCAGACCGGATCGGCGGCGATCTGTATGTCATTCCGCTTACCTCCGGCGCATCCGCCAAGGTGGCGGTTGTCAATATGGTCCGGCTCTACCCATTCTCCATGCGGCTGAGTGTGGTAAATAGTGCTGGCGTGTCACTGGCCGCATCCGGGAATGAGCTTTATGTGCGTCCGTGGAATGAGGACGTGACCTAAATGCCGCGCGGCGTAAACGCATACGACGAGGCGAAGTTGCAGGGCCGTCTTTGGTCGCCGGAGCTGGCTGGCCCGTCGCTTTGGTTCGATGCCGCCGACCTGTCCACCATCGCCACCATCAGCGGGGCGGTAAGTGAATGGCGGGACAAAAGCGGGTTCGGCAGACATGTGTCGCAGACAACGGGTGTATCTCGGCCTGCATACACCGCTGCCGGTCTTAATGGGCTGGGCGTACTTACCTTCGACGGAGTAAATGACTCTCTGATACAGGTTAGCTATGCGTTCCCTACTGTTTATAGCATCTATGCCGTCGGCAGAAGCAGTGCCACGTCATACTCAAGGTTGCTTAGTGTTTCTAGTGGCGCAGACATATTTGGTTTTATGGGCACCGGCCCTACTGGAAGCCAATACGCTACTTTTTTTGGGAATGGTGTCGCTTGGAACGATATAACTTCCAACACACCTACGCAATCTATAGCGTCAACTTCTATAATAGGCGTCGTTAAAGCCAATGCAGTTGGTGGAGCCATTCCTTACGTCAATGGGATAGCACAAAACGCAAAAAACGGAACAACGGCAACAGCATCGGGGTTCATACTCGGAACCACAAGCTCAAACCAACAATACTGGCTTGGTATCATGGCAGAGATTATCATGATACCTGCACTTTCCGATAATCCCCAAAGACAGCAGATTGAAGGGTATCTGGCACACAAATGGGGCATGAAGGGGCAGTTGCCCGCCAGCCATCCATACATTAATAGTCCGCCGCTTATCGGAGATTAGGCCATGGCACTTAGGATAAGAGTACCACGACTTGACGCGGTGGGGGGTGGTGGCTCTTTCACGCT